CCAGACTGATGTGACAAGCGGGGGAAAGCCGTTGCCATTATTGGGAGGAGTGGCCGTAAATGGCATATCTAGTAACGACGGCGACCCGCAAGCTTAGTGAGCTTCGCAAAAGGATACGGGGTGTCGCTGGGGGGGCGTCTGCTTCAAAGACGGACTCGATTCTTCTTCTTCTGATCGACTATGCCCAAGCAACGGAAAACAAAGTTGTAAGCGTGGTGTCCGAGTCCCTGCCCCACCTAAAGAAGGGGGCAATCCGGGATTTTCTCAACATAATGAAGGGCCATAACTACTACAACGACGATAGATGGAACCGCACGGACTTTATCTATGCTTTTGAGACCGGAAGTATAATCGAGTTCTTTTCGGCAGCAGAATCGTATAAGGTTCGGGGGCCGAGGCGGAACGTGCTATTTATAAACGAGGCCAACAACGTCAGTTATGAGACTTACACCCAGCTCGAAATCCGCACTAGGGACATCGTGTGGCTCGACTGGAACCCCGTGAGCGAGTTTTGGTGGTACACCGAAGTTGTGGGGAAACAGGATGCGGACTTCATAACGCTCACATACAAGGACAACGAAGGCCTTCACCCAGCTGAAGCGGCGGCACTAGAGGCCCGCAGAGGCAACAAAAACTGGTGGAAGGTATATGGAGAGGGACAGCTGGGCGAGGCGGAGGGTCGGATATACAAGGACTGGGCAATTATAGACGGGATTCCCCACGAGGCTAGTTTGAGGCGATACGGTTTGGACTTTGGTTACACCAACGACCCGACAGCGATTGTTGCCGTTTACTACTACAACGGTGGGTATATTTTCCACGAGCTGGTATATCAATACGGCATGACAAACCAAGACATCGCCGATTTCCTTAAAACCCAAGCCCCCACGATGACCATTGCCGACAGTGCCGAGCCCAAAAGCATTGCCGAAATTAAGCGATACGGCATAAACATTGTGGGATCGCAGAAGGGCCAGGGGTCTGTTCTTCAGGGGATTCAATTTGTCCAAGGACAACGCATATCTGTTACCGGCGAGTCAACCAACCTGATTAAAGAGTATCGGAATTATCTGTGGATGACGGACAAGGAAGGGAAAATAATCAATGAGCCCCAGGGTTTTTTGGATCACTGCATGGCGGCGGTGAGATACGCGATGGATAGTTTCAGGCCCATGAGGCCGAGAGTCCAGGTGGATGTGGGGGGCGTCAAACCATATTTTCAGGGTCTTCCTGGCTAGTCTTGTGTTGGGATACTTGTAGCGTGTAGCGTGGGGCTATGGCAGACAAGAGTTCGTTGACGGGCAACCCCGAACTGGACTTATTAAGGACAAACAAAGAGAGCGGCTTTAACTACCGTGAGCGCCGGCAGGGAGACTGGAAAGAAAACTACACCCTTTACCGGGACAAGGTGACCGTCAACCGGCTGACCCAGCGGCAGTCGGTCAACGTCCCGCTGATGAAGCAAACCGTCAAAACTCTTCTTAAAGACGTTGATGATATGCCAGTCCTATTTTTTGAGAACCTGGACAACGACAAACAAAAAGAGGCCTTTCAGAACGAGTATTGGAAGTGGACGGCCAGCGAAGAGGTAAACAACCTGGAGCTAAAGGACATAATTGACAAGAAACAGGTGTTTTTGTTCGGCAGAACCTTCGACCAGATGCAAATAGCCGACGGCAGGATTTTAATAGACATCCAAGACCCCGAAGATATTCTTATTGACCGATACACCGACCCGGCCAACATAGACACGGCCAGATTCCTGATCCACACCCATATCTTCAGGCCGCTAAGCGCATTAGAGAACAACCTGGATTATGACAAGGAGGCCATTGCTCGCCTGAAGATGTTCTATGCTACGGAGGCGGGGCTAATCAAGGCCGCCGATAACCTAAACATGCTTAGCATAAAGAACGAGAAGATGGCAGACATGGGACTTAGAGACGTTGAGGCTCCTGTGCTGGGCGAATCCTACGTGGAGCTGTCCATGCACTTTGTAATGCACAAGGATCCGGACGACACCGAAGAGCAGTACTATTTGTGGGTGGAGTGTGACGACATGGAGATATTGATGAAAAAGAGATTGGAGGAGGTTATTGGCACAACCCAAGACAACTTTTGGAGGAATCATCTTCCCTATAACTCATGGGCGGACGATATTGAACGACAGGACTTTTGGAGCGACGGCGTTGGGGATGTTGTTAGGACTTCAAACAAAGTTCTGAATGCCTGGCTTTCCCAATTGGTAGAGAATCGTACGCTAAGAAACTTCGGGATGCACTACTACGACTCGTCACTGGAGGGGTTCTCGCCCCAGACGTTCGAGGCGGTTCCTTGGGGGTGGTACGGCGTGCCCGGTAATCCCAATGAAGTTCTGAAGAAAGTAGACATTCCCGACCTATCTGAATCTTTAGATGAAATGCAGTTTGTAATTTCTATGGTGGAGAAGGCAACTGGCGCCACCCCAACCCAGCAGGGAGTGACTACGGAGCGCCAGATAACCCTGGGCGAGGTTCAACTGGCGCTTGGGGAGGCGAAGGAGAGAATCAAGGGCATGTCAAAGTTCTATACGGTGGCCTGGAAACAGCGTGGACTGAAGTTCTTAAAGCTGATCGAGGCAGCGCCCGATAAATTAGACGCAGTGAAGATCTACAAAAAGGGCAGAAGCTCGGATAAGGTATATGGCCGGGAAATATCAAGCAAGGACTGGATGACTCAATCCGGGTACTCTGTTCGGGTGTGGAGCCAAGACGAGAAGGAAACCCATGATGTCAACGCTATCCAAAGAATAAATGCCGTTAAATCTCTGATGCCGGACAACCCCAAGCTAAACGAGGTCTATCAAATGAAGCTCTTGGAGTTCTCCGGCCTCACTCCAGACCAAATCGGCGAGATAATGGACTTTGAGCGGAGGAAATTGGAGGCCTATGGCGGCATGATGCCCCCAGTGGTACAATCTGGACAAGTGCCGGGGAGAGTTCCGGCCCCAACACCCCAGCCACAGCCGATGGGCCAAACAGCATGATAGATGAGATTCTCCAAAAACTAGGATTGAAGTACGAAGACTTAGATACACCCGGCAAGTATTCCGGGGAGAGAGAGACACTGGACAGATGGCTGGAAGCACTGAGTCGGAAACAATTAACGCTTGAGAATGTGAAGTCGCACATAGTGTCAATGCGTGAGTCGGTAGAGAAGGAGCTGACCCGGCACGACCTAAACCCCAAGCAGGATATTTTTCTGAAGGCCAGACTCCGAAATTACATGCTGCTAGATGCTTTTCTAACCTCTCCAGAGAAAGCGAAGGAACACATCGAAAGATCTATTGCTAGTTTGGTTCCAAACAAGAAGTGAGGTGATAACGGTGAAGCATGGCAAGCACAAAATGAAAAACGGACACATGATGCCCGATAGTGAAATGTCCAAAACAATGGGCAAAAGGGCCAAGAAGTTATCCAAGTACGCAAAAAAGGTAGCTAGAAAGAAGGCAAGAAAATAATGGCAAAGAAACTCACGTCGGCCAAGGCCAAGAAGATTCTAAGTGAGGGAGTCGTGCGCGGCCGCAGGTTGAGCCAAAAACAAAAGAGTTTTTTCGGGGCCATTGCTGGGGGCCAGAAACCCAGGCGCAAGAAGAAGGCTTGACTTTGGACAGATTAGCCACCTATACTTCGTATTAGTCGAAACCAAACCCTGGTTTACAGGACGGCAAAATATGGCGAAACACGTTAAACCGACCAAAGAAGAGTTGGACAAAGGAATTAAAGACTCCCTCGAAGAGTTGGACACCCTAGAACCACCAGTTATCCCGGAGCCCGATCCAGATCCAGAACCCACCCCAGACACCGATCCTACCCCGGGTCCCGACCCCAAAGATGAATCAAAGCCGGAGGATGTGTCTCCCGACGAAGACCAACGGCGAGAAGAGGAACTGAAGAAGAAACTAACCAACTCTGCCCGTGAGGCCCAGGTTCTTCACGCTAGGACAAAGAAAATGGATGAAGCAGTGGATGAGGCTGGCGGAATCCCCGAACCCACAGACGAAGACATGAAGGGCGAATACCCAGACTGGGATTTGATGGATGACGTAACGAAGAAGCTAGCTAAGGACAGCCGGGTGAACAAGAGAAGGTTTGAACTTATCCATAAAGCCGCCAAGGAAGGTAAGGATATTGAGGCTTGGAATACTAAAGTAGATGAGTTTGTGGCAGACCCCAAGTCATTGAACGATTTCCCAGCTCTTGAGGGCAAAGAGGAAGACTTTAAGGTATTTGCGGTCAAGCCCACTCGCCGGGGGCTGGACTTCCCCGACCTGGTATCCGCCTTCTTGTATGACGTTAATAAGGCATCCCCACTGCCCAGCAAGGGAAAGATGTTTGAAACTGGAACTGGTGGGCCAAACGAAAGGATCAAGCCAAAATCGGATAAAATATCGCTTGCAGAGGCAAGGGTACTAATGAAAACCGACTATAAAAAGTACAAAGAATACCTTATCTCGGGCAAAATCGATACATCCACAATTTAGTACTTGACAAGATATTCTAGCGACCCCTATTCTCTAGTCAGACAACTTCCAAACCCACTTTGGGACGGTAAAAGCAAGGTCTTCTAAAAACTTTTACCAAACATGGGATCAGCAAGAGCAACAACTTTAGCCCAAGGCTTCTCTCAGAAACTTCTGAAGGAGATGTATGACCAGAGTATTTTGGATGCAATTGTAAATCGCGACTACGAAGGTGAAATTAACGGCGTTGGTTCCAAGCTCAACATTCTTAACCTAGACAGAATTTCGGAAAAAACATATTCTGGATCAGATCTTTCAGTAGACTCTCTCCTCGAAAACAACGCAACTCTTACAATCGATCAGTGGAAATCCTTCTACTGGAAGGAAAAAACCATCGACAACTGGCAGTCTTATATTAAAGATCCCCATGCGACCGTTGTTACCCAAAAGGCAAGCGAAAGGAACAAGAACATGGAGTCGTTCGCCCTTGGGCTCTACGGCGACGTCGCTTCCGGCAATAGAGTTGGAACTGACTACACAACTGGCACGGTCGCCGTTGCTAACACAACTGGCGTTGTGACTGGATCTAGCACGGTGTTCACCGCTGGCATGGTTGGCCGAGGATTCAAGGCAACTGGCCACACGACATGGTACAGAATTAAGACTTTCACCTCCACAACCTCCATCACCATTGAAGATGACAAAGACGATGCAACCTCTGCTTACACTGGTGGTGCAATCACCGCGGGTGCAACCTATATCATCGAAGCAAACACGGCAATATCTGTTACGGCAACAAACTTAGTGCAAAAGATCGCCGATTTGCGCCAGAAACTGGACAAAGCAGAGTCACTTTCCCGAAATGCCGTTCCGGATTCCGACAGGTGGATGGTTCTTCCCCCGGAGGGATATAATACCCTGGTTCGTGCAACCGGCATTGTTCTGCATGTTCCCGAAGTCTACAGCGACCTTGTGAAAAAGGGCTTCCTGGGCATGCTCTTGGGATTCAAGCTCTTTATGAGTAACCGACTGACGGGTGACAATACAAGCGGATACAGGGTTCTGGCTGGTCACACCAACTGGCTTACGTTCGCCGAGAAACTCCTTGAAGCCGACATCGAGGAAGACTTGGTTGGCAACTTCGGATCAGCATACAAAGACTTATTCGTGTATGGGGCCAAGGTGGCAGACTCCCGGCGCTCACAAGCGGCTGAAGGATTCTTCACCTTTGCTTAAAAATTTATAGTCCAAGTTTTCTTAAAGCCTAGAGTTTTAAGCCTAGAGTTTAATGATTCCCTAGGCATTAACGAAAGGCTTTTTTTATGTCAGCTAATTTTCCAGTACTAGCAGATTTGAGCATTGCG